TTTATCCTTTGCTAGATGGTGCTTTGTGTTTGTCGATTAGTTTCTGTAAGTTCTTGGTGTAACTGTCCAAAATCTCATCTCTAGTGTAACCAAGAGCCTTTGACATAAATGGATTAGGCAGAATGTTTCTTTTGAAACCGGTCTTCTTGTCCAGAAACCATCCCCAGTGAATTGGGTTAGCATATGGTGTCTTAGAGTTACCGGCACGAATCTTTACGTTAGTGGAAACTTTAGCTACTCGAATTGTGTTTCTAAGTTTGCCAGTTGATCGACCACTTCTTGTAAAGTTCGCTGTGTTCCTGGCACTTCTCGCTACAAGTTCGCCAGCCTGTGCGTTTGCATCCTTTATGGCATCCACAGGCGTTCCCACGGCTTTTAATGCGTTAAACAGACCAGACAGACCTTCAATTTGAATTGCTGTTTCGTTTGCTTTAGGCACATAAGCCATGAGAACGACCTAAACGGATTACGGAGTGGTGTCGATCGTTAGACCGTAGAACAACTTGTTGGCTACGTCTAGACCGGTGTTCTTGACACGTAGAGTAACAGTGAATGCTACTTCTTCGTTGCTGGTCAAGGTCAGTGGTGGTAGTTCGTTGAATAGAACGGTGCCAGTGTATTGTGGGTTGTCTACGCCAACAGTGCCAGCCTGTGGCTGAACAATGAAAGCAGCTTCAGAACCAAACTCAGACCAAAGCAAACGGTAAAGCGAGTCTGCTTCGTTGCTGGTGTAACCAGATAGAGCTAAAGCCCATTCACCTTGCACACGTAGTTCAGAGAAAGTTTGAATTCCGCCAGGTGCGTCACCAAGAGTCAGTTCGACCGAGTTTAGCTGTGGTGCATACTCAGTTCCGTCAATCTTGAAAACAATGTCACGTGCGGTAATGCGTGGAACAGCGATTGCCATGATGTTTCCTTAAAGGGTTATGCGAACATTGACCGAAATGTTAGCGGCCAAGTATTCTGCGTTGTTGGTTTGTAGTGCGTAGGGTTGTCCTACGTTCACGATTTGAGAGTACCCAGGGTTGCCATTCAAAATCTTTTCAATGGCTTGGTCTAGTGACTCGGTTGCTTTGATGTTCACAGCTACTGGCCCTACAACCATTAGTTCAAGATTCATCATCCATTCGCCACGATCCAGAAGAGTCGGGGTTAGGTATGGCGAACCGGGACCAATAATTACCACTGGTGGAACTACACGTTCTGGAATGTATGACGAAACCTTTAGCCCTAGAGCAGTTAACGCTAGAGCGTATTCTGCTTTAGATGCTGTGATTTCGTTTATAGGCATTAGACTGCGTAACTCACAAATGGTTGGAGTAGTGGGTAGACAGCGTTCATAGGGTCTTTAGCGGCTCGCACTGGACTTCCATCCATAGCGGCGAACTGGGTGACACCCTGTGGCGAATTACGGCGGTGAAAGAACTCACTTGATGCAATGAAAACTGCTTGAACATGAATCTGGGTAGGAACAACAGCACTTCCCTGATACCGGTCAACCAAAGCATGGCCAGCAGTCAGGCAAGAAGAAATGAAGTCGCCAGTTTCGTCAGTGCCAAGATACTCGGCAAAGTTCGCAACAGTAATCGTTTCAGCCACAGGGTATCCCAGAACCTACTAAGCGGTTACGTCTAGCTTGACAACTGCACCCTCGAAAGGAACAGTTGCTGCAATGTATCCGTAAACCGAGATTGAGTCGGTCAAGGTGGTGATGTCGCCATCCTGTAGACGAACAGGTGCGCCAGCAGACTCTAGGGTCTGTAGTGCAGCCGAGTTAGCCAAGAAGACCTGACCAGTTGACAACTGAAGGTCAACGATAACTGGTAGACCTAGTAGTGATCCACGTAGACCAGGAACGTTAGCCGAACCAATGTTGTTCACACCAGCACCATCAACGTTCACAACTGGGCGACCATCAGAACCGACAACCTTCATCATGGTGACGTAAGCGTCAGCCGAGCAAAGGATGAATTCTGGGTTTAGACCAGTTGCGTTGTAGATGTATGCAGAACCATTGGCGATACCTTCGATTAGAGAAGCAGCAGTGCCACCATCAGCGTCGAAAACCTTACCGGTCATGTCTAGACCTGCAAGGGTTGAGATAACCTTTGCGTTGGTTGCCTTTGCATACTGGATTGCAAGCGCACGAATAGCGGTGTCAACAAAGTTAACAGTTGAACGCTCTACTACCTGCTTGCTCATGCTGGTGTAACCACCATAGGTTACAACTGGTGCAGAAACAGTGTCGATAGCGATGTTACCGAACGAAAGGGCTTCGTTCTCTGGGTCCTGAACACCAACAGCAAGAGTGTTGCTTGAAACGTGTGCATACTCAACAGTCATACCTGAAGCAGGAAGAGCTGCGCTTGAGAATGCGTTTAGTGCTGGGCGGTTGTTCTCGATTAGGTCATTGATCTGGCCAATGAAGCCTGGAAGAGCAACAGTGTCTGCGGTGGTGGTTGCGGCACGGAAAAGTGCTACTGCTTCGTCTTCACGAGCAAATAGAGCTTTAGCGTATTCACCAGCGTTGCGGTAAGAAGCGATTGGTGCTTCGATAGCGGTTGGGGTTGCGATCGTTGCGATTTCACGACGAAGTTCTGCAACTTCATCCTGAACCGAGCGAACGTCTAGTTCGATGTTGTTTTCCAACTCGGACTCACTTTCTGTAATGATTTCAGGCTCGGAAGGGGATTCTTCACGAACTTCGGTGATACTTGCACCTGCATAAGCAGGAAAAGGCACGACAGAGACTTCCTTTAAGGAAACCTTTGTGCGTGTAATCGTTGAGCCTTCTTGTTCCTGCGAAACAGGGATGAAGCCCACCGAAAACTTGTTTAGTGCGCCATCACGCATAAGCGTAAGCACATCGTTACCAACAGCAGTTTCAGAAACCTTAGCGGTAATTTCATAACCACCATCAGTATCACGACCGGCAACAACAACACCGATTGGTGTTTCGTGGCCATAGAACAACTTCACATCTTCAACAGAGTCGATTGCACCAGGTGCGAAACGCTCAGTGTAAACGCCACCAATGTTGGCATCCTGTCCATAAGGAACAGCAAGACCGGTAATGGTGCGTTCTTCTAGGTTGTCTAGGCGTAGCTCGAGTGAGCGTGTTTCAATTTCAGACATTTAGACCTTCTTTGTCAGCGGCATACTCTGGTGTGATAATGCCAGCGTTGATTGCGTCTTCCCACATCTTTAGACGGGCAGACTTCGATAGAACCAAGTCTTCCCACATGAATTCAACTCTTGATCCACGTGGTAAACAGTTTGAGAGAGCGTCTTGTAGGGGGCGAGTGTAAGCCTGCACAGTTTCACGGAAGAAAGCAGATTCTTCATCTACAAGGTTGCTGTAAGTGTCGCTAGTGCCATCAACCCCGGTAACAAGTTTGCGTGGCGGAATACCAAACAAACGGGCGATAGCCTGAACGGATTGTGCGTTCACTTCGGTGAACAGGGCTTCAGAAGGCTTTAGAGCGATTTGCTGGTATTCAAATCCGTTGCCAAGAACAGCGATTTGGCGTGAAGCTTGTTTAGCGTTCCAGTTGTTGGTGATGGTGTTGGCGTCGTCTGGTGTGATTTCTTTACCAGTCTTTAGGACACCGGTAGGAACACCGGACTGGCTGAACCAGTTGCTTTGGTAGTCACGCAAATCTAATGCGGCAGCAATGTCTTTTGAGCAAGTTTCAATAGGGCTTGGCGACTTCAGTAAACCAACCTTTGGTGCAAGCTGTAAATGTTCCATTTGGTTCATGGTGTAAGTCTTGCCCATGTAGTCGTAAAGTTTTGGCGAGTTGATTTCGGTGTTGGCGTAGCGAACCATGACAGAAGTCGAAGGTAACTGGATTACGTCGTTTACTCGGCCAGCGGAGTCAAATGACTTGAACCAGAAAGCGTTTCCATAAAGTGCCAGGTCGGAAACTGTGGAGTAAATAAACTCACGACGTTTCACAATCAGTGATGGGTTGTTTATAAACGCTGGGTTCTCAACAATCATTTCCATACCGGTCGCATAGCGTTTGGTTTGGATACCCAAGTTAGAAACTGTGGTGGCAAGTATCTGGACGCTTCGCCAGACCGCTGTCAGCGTAAGCGCTGTTTCGGGCGTGGCCAGAGTCGTAGAGCGAGAAGGAATGACGGGCGTAACAGCCCTTACTTCGGGTGTGTTAAATATGCGTTGCCAAATACTTGCCATCGGTATTAATGATAATCATTATCAAAGACATTATGTCAAGTAAATCGGCGTGTCTAAAAAACTCCAATACTAGGTGCTTTCTCAATGTTCGCCACATACACAGCAAGAATCGTAGCCAGAACAGAGTCAATGTCGCCAAGAGAAGCCTTACGACTCAAATACCAATTCTCACCAACATACCTGGCAACACCACGTGGAGTCTGAGCAATAAGCAACGGATCGTTATTGTGTTCAATCTTGTTCTGCTGGAACAAAGCAAACGTAGTCGAACAAGCAGCTGCAACTTCCTTAGACCAAAGTTGCCACAAAGGGTAACTAGCGTTCTTTAAACGCTTCTGCAAACTCGGCATAGAGTTACCATCAATCACAATAGCAGAACACCCATGCTTCTTGTAAAGAGTCGTCAGTAAGTCATACAAGCGGTTTTCAGATGGGTTCACCAAACTAGCAACCAACTCGGTTTCAATCTTGTCGCCATTCTTCTTCGCTGCTGCAATAGTTCCAAAATCTAATTTGGCATTCACCGACACAGACAAGACAGCACCATTCAAATCACCAATACCATGACCAGCGTTCGCATGGAATACCGGCATTGGCAACCACGACTCAGAAACTCCACTAATGAATTGGTTTAGGCGGTAACGGCGAGCTTCATGCTCAGGGATAGTTGCCAAGTCGCCCAAAACTCGCTCCAGGGGAATACGGCCACACTCCACTGCTGGGTTACTAGCCAGAATAGCGTCACCATCGATTTCCGAGCCTTCAGGCGCTTCCCAGCAAAAGAAACCAAAGCGTTCCAGAGCAGGGTCACCATTTACAGAGCGTTCACCCTGTTTGTAGAGATCAATAAGAGTTTCCGAACTTGCATCACCAGCAGTAGTGATACCGATAATAATTCCGTCAGGTGAAGCAGCGGTTCCCTGAATAACAGCAGTCCACATACCCTTCTTCCAAATGTGTAGCTCATCAGCCAACACAGTATCCACACGCAAACCCTGAAGTGATGACTCTTTAGCCGGTCTAACGTCATACCTGGACAAACCATCAGCCGAAACGATGCCACGACGTTCTGTAGTCTTTTTGAACATCTCTTTCAACTCAGGGTTGCCCATAATGGTTTGCAAAACACGAGAGTAAATAACCATCGCCTGTTCGGTGTTCGATGCCAGCGACAACGATTGACCATTACGCATGGCCACACCCCAGAGTCCCAAGATTGCACCAATAAGTGACTTACCCGATTGACGTGGAACAGACACCACACAAGAGCGGTAACGGAGTCGCCCAGCCAAGTCAGGGTTTGAGTGGTCGGTTGGGTAACGTTCCAGCAAATGCCTGAGTAACCATACCTGCCATTCATCTAGTTTGATTCCGTCAGGGTTGTCCATGTCACGATAAGCCAAATCCACAACCTGGAGAAGCCGATCAGCGTCGGTGTCAAAGTGTTCGGACAGTGGCTTAGTCCACCGGGCAGGGTAGAGCATTATCGCTT